AAGATTCGCCCGTCTTGACTGGGTTTGGACTTATTTTCACATTTGTAATGGCGATCATAGGCTGAGCCATATCACATCACCACCACTTTCACTGCATCAATCAGCGTTTCGTCTGCAATTTTATAAGTCACTATCAACTGATATTCTCCCCTTTCTTTCGGTTCAATTACAGTATCAATTAAATGCTCTATTATATTGCAACTTCCAGCTGTTTCGTCTTCTCCAGTCTGTTCGTTTCGTAGTACATATGAAGCTGAGGAGATAACAAATTCATCATTTTTAATTGAAACAACCTCCAGCATTATATGTCTCGTTTCGCCAAAATCAATTATGACTTGCATGTTACTCCTCCCGTTATTACTTCAATCTCGCAAAATACCGTCCTACTCTTACTTTTGCGCTATATGGATAGCGCTGTAATTTCACTCTTAGGGCTGTAATGTCTATGGTCAGTATATATTTCGCTGTATAAGCTATATTGCCTGCCTCATCTGTAGCGGTAAGTTCTACAACATACACCCCGTTAAGGGTTTTGGGGACAGTGGTTTCCCACCAATCCCCATCTCTCCTTGTAAAAACTACAGGTACGCTATCAACAACTCCCTCCAGCTTAATAACCACGTTAGACTAGTCAGTTACCTTAACAGAGATAACGAATGTCTTACCGCAATCAACTGGGTTAGGAGTAAGAGTAACTTTCTCGAATACCGGTGCGCCAGTATCAAGAGTAACCTTACGTGTTACAGTTGTAGTCTTGCCAGCCTTATCCGTTGCAACAACAGTAATTGTATTGGAACCACTAACAAGAGTAATTTCCTTGCTGAATGAACCATCAGAATTAACTGTAACGGATGCGCCATTGACTGTAACTATGACAGGTTTAGATGTAACATCGTCAGTCTTACCAGATACAACCAGAGCTGCCTTATTTGTGATAAGTCCATCTACTGGATTTGTAAGAGTAAGTGTCGGTGGAATTGTATCAACAGTGAATGAAACCGTCTTAGCGCTTGCTGCATTTCCATCATAGTCGGATGCTTCAATAGATACGGTGTGAGCGCCATCTGCCAGTGCTGTTCCCGGCGTGTAGGAGCATTCGTAACCACCTGTGACTGCTGTTTTTGTGAATGCAGTTGTAACTTTTGCGCCATCAACTTTGATAACGATTGTATCTGGATTAACCCCAGAGTCATCATCTGTCACCTTGAATTTAATAACCGGTGTTGCATTGGTAATGTAAGCACCAGCTGTCGGGTAAGTGAATGCAAGTGTTGGCGCAACTTTTTCAAGGACGCGAAGTAACAGATTTGCTCCGAAAGTAGCATCACTTTGAGTTATTGTAGTTGAGTTTCCAGCATCGTCAGTTGCCACAACTGAGCCACCATACTTGTGTCCAGACTGTGAATAACTAGACTTTTGTGGTGCCGGGACTGTTGCTTTATACTCTCCTGCAGATGCATCAAACGTCAGATCATATGTTTGACCATTAAATACATACTGTACTGTTTTTACTGCCATGTGTTAAATCCTCCTAATATTAATCTTCTTTTCCAATCTGTTTCATAATCTGGTCTGCATATGTGCTTAATCCTGCAACCAGAATGCCTTGCACAATTGCTGTAAATGTTGCGAGCGCAACCTCCTGACTATTTCCAATTGATGTATTGGCAAATACCCAAATCGCGCAAAGGACAATTCCAATCCCACCTAAAATCATAGGAATGTATTTATCCTTAATCGCATCAGCCTTTTTCAGCCATGTGCCAATAAAATAAAGAACCAGAGCAACGACAACAAGCTCTGGCTTCACGTAGTTCATGATTTGTTCCATTTAGTCTTTATCTCCTTTGTTCTTCAAATGAAGAGCCTTAATTTCTTCATACAATTTCGTGCCAGTTCCATTCCCACCAAGCGCATGATATGCTTCGTACATGTCGCAAAAATTCTCATATGCATAAGATGGTATGTATCCAAGCTCTACATATTTGTCATGGTATTCATACAATCCTATTTTTAATAACGCTTTTGTTCCATCGCAATTAGCATTTCTTTTTTTGTACTCTTCTTGAATACGTTCATCACGCGCCTTTGCATCATTGATTTGCTTTTGCTTCTGCTCTTTTAGAAGCCAAATGATATAACCGAGAATGATTGGGAGCACGATTAAATACGTTTGGTACAGTAAGTTAATCATTGCATTATCCTCTCTTTAAATAATTATTAAGGATGCTATGGTCTGTCTCGAATAGCCCTGTCAATCAACCTCCAATCTAAAATAATTTGTAATGTGGAATCTTCTCGCCCCACAAGAGGTGTCGAATATAATCATCAAGCACAACTGCGACAGCTGATAAGAAAAACCATATTGCAGTAAATGGCAAGCATATCTGCCCCAGTAAATTGAAAGGCATATTGCTGTAATCCCATACATGCCAACCAAGCCATAGATTCACAATGCAACCACATGTAAACTCCAATGAAGTGATCACAAGCGCTCCTATCAACATCTGCTTTGCCAATGGCATTTTCTTGTATTTCTCATTGATGAACCCAATCAAAAAGAACGCCAGCCCACCAACAATAAACATTGACCAGTGAGTGCGTCCTCTTACGGTTAATTCGATTAATACATATAGCAGACCACCAATCTCAAATAGAATCAATGGTCTTAATTGCTTCATGACTTCTGAGCCAACATAGCTTTTAGTGGCTCAGACTGATAAGCTTCCGGAATACCTGTGCCGTATGTAATCCGTCCAACCTCTTCCTTGCTTTCCAGTGAGCGGATGTAAATTCTGAGATCGCGAAAATACGTGATATGCCACGTAATGAATGTTGTTCGATGGTTTTCAGCGTGGAGTGTACGAGTTAAATGAATTTAAAAGAAAAGAAGGGATTGGAATTATTAATGACAGCGACTTGCTTATAGTCGCAGAGCATATGAAAGCAATTACAGAGATTTTGGAAAAGTATAAAGAGAAATAGGGTAGCAGCTAAAAATAGCAGCTAAAACACCAGGCAGCCGATTATTATTCGGTGGTCGGTTGCCAAGAAAGGAACGAAATGAAGAAAATACTTGATGCATGTTGTGGAAGTCGTATGTTTTGGTTTGACAGAGAGAATCAAGATGCCGTATTCGCAGACAATAGAGAACTTGAAACAACATTGTGTGATGGACGAAATCTTCTGATAAAGCCAGATGTAAAGATGGACTTCCGGGATATGCCTTTTTCGGACAATACATTTAAGATTGTGGTGTTTGACCCACCTCATTTGAAACAAGCCGGTAGTGAATCGTGGCTTGCTAAGAAATATGGAGTTCTTCCAAAGGACTGGAAAACATATTTGAAAGCCGGATTTGATGAATGCATGAGAGTATTGGAACCGGACGGAATACTGGTTTTTAAGTGGAACGAGGAACAAATAAAACTGAATGACGTGTTAAAAGAATTTGGAAAGAAAGTATAGATTTGAGTTAGTCCTACAATTACAGGGAAAGCGCCAGAGGACGCAAAAAACCAAATGAAGAAGTTGTTTTCATTGAAAATGCATTTCCACCATTGGTAGAACCTAGAACATGGGAACTAGTCAACAAACGCATGGATGAAAATACTTTAAAACTAAATACATCCTCTATGCATACAATTCGTAAAAACTGTAACGTGTTTGCCGGATTAATTGTCTGTGGAAAATGTGGAGTCAACTACCAAGTAACAGCAAAAGACCGCCGTAAAGGAAGTGGATTCAGACCATCCTCTTACGCATGTACTGGAAAGTATCAAAAGAACCATTGCGACAACTTAAACGTCAGTGATGTGAAGATAGGACCGTTTATGATTAACTATATAGCTGCTATGGTTGATGCATCTAAAAGTAGGAAATTCATAAAAGACACTAAGTCATTAGAACAAGTACTGCTCTCCCATATCAACTTCTCAAATATAGCCGGGATTGCGAATGACAGTCTACAAGAGACATTAGAATTAATATCCGGTTATAGCGCTTCTAAGAGCGCTCTATGGTCTGCTGAAACATTATCCAAAGAACAACAGACTGACGTTGATTCCAAGCAATCTGAGCTGAATGAGAGGTTGCAGAAAGTAAATCGTGCTATGGAACGGTTAAAAAAAGTATATCTCTTTAGTGATGACGGAATGGACGAAAAGGAATTTCTTGAAATGAAATCGTCATTAGAAGCTGACAGAGTAAAGATTGAAAATGAAATTAAGGGACTAAGCGCGCCAATTGCAACCAATGTAGATCAAGTTGCATTTATTAAGTCGGCATCTGAATTTCTGTTGATGCATAAAATAAACAGTGGAGAATTTGTTGACTACAAAGAACTTGCCACGCTTGATGAAGAATCCCTAAAACAATTCATGAATTCTGTAATTGACCATATCGTAGTCAGAGAACGCAAGATTGTAGAAATTGTATTCATCAATGGTCTTTCCCATACGTTACTCTACAAATAAAAACAACCCCGTAAGCACTGAGTTTACGGGGTTTATTGATTATGACGTCATACATATCAAATTCTTTATTACCGAGTACATCTGACACCCAAAGGTTGTGACGCAGAAAGTCATCGGCCTTCCTGCTTCTTCTGCTTCTTTTCTTACGTATTCTTTCGCTTTTTCTATGAAATAATATTGTCTTTCCGGTTCCTTATGCGGTGCAGGATCAGACAAATTGATTCCTGATGTTATCGTATTCATAATCAATCCCTTTCAACGTATCTGTAATAGATGTTTTTGTGATTTCGCGGTCTTCGCATAGTGCGTCCAGCGATGGATATTTATCTCTGAGTTCTGTATTGATCACGCTAAGAAGCATGACTGGATCTTTTGGTAATTCCATATATAATATTATCCTTCCTGATAAATGTTTGTTTCTGTCACAAGAAGCTGTGGCTTAATATCTTGTTCCTCTGCCGGGACTTCAAATAAGACTTGCATATCAAAAGCCAGTGCCAGTGTATGAAGCTGAGGATGTAACTCCAGATATCGGTCATAATAACCGCCTCCATAGCCGACACGATTGCGGTTTGTATCAAAGGCAACTCCTGGCATGATCATAAGTCCGTCGTCTGCCGATGCAGGTATTCCGGCATCGGGCTCGAGAATACCATAAGCACCAGGTTTTAATTCATCAAAAGAAGTAATTTCATAAAAATCCATTGTTTCGCCGTGAACTTTCGGAACCCAGACAGTTTTTCCGAGTTTCCAGGCTTCCAGCATAAGTGGCCGAGTCCCCACTTCCCCTCCGAAATCTATATAACAATAAATATCTGTTGCTTCCCGGAATACATCCAGTTCGCATGTCTTACGACAGATTTCAGCCGTCTGTGACTGCCAGATCATTGGATCCAGTTCTTTGCGTTGCTTACGGATAATCTGCCTAATGGACTTTTTTGTTTCCATATTTTTCACCTAGATTCGTAATACTTCCATCTGCCTCTTTGACAGAAATGTTGTCAAGCTGTCCCCTAAGATTACGGCGGACGCTGTCAATATATTCTTTTCTTAAGATAAG